TTCGGGTTTTCAGAGGTGTTCTTGTATTTTTTTGCGTTGCTCATGGGGTATATCTCCTGGAATTAAAAAAGGGTTAACCGGGCAGCAAACCTGACCAGCAATGGTATTAAGACAGGCCGATATTGCGGCGGCGCTGCTCAAGACGGTCGACGCCGTTGACCTTCTCAATCATGTTGAGGGTGTCGATTTCAATCAGCTCTTTGCCGTTCATCGTCAGCTTGTAGTAAGTGCATACCGTGGTGATTTTGGTTTCGGTGTCCTCACCCTGTTTGCTGTCGCCGCCGTCAAATTCTTTATGACGGCCACGTACCACCACCTCGACGGCGGTTTCTTCTTCGGTATCGTCGCGCTGGTAGGAGCCTGCAAAACGCAGCGGCACACTGGACGCTCCCGGCAGCGCGTACTGCGCCCAGAGTTCTTCATCCGGAAAACCGCCGAGCGTCCACTCAAGGGTGAGCGCATCATCGTCGAGACCAAAATCCACCGGCGCGGCACCGTTCATCCCACCACCGCGATAATTTTCCAGCTTGCGGGTGAGCTTCGGCAGCGTCACCGAGGACACCACGCCCATGTAACTGAGGCCGTCGTTAAACAGGTTGAGTGATTTAAGCTTGCGGGGCATTGCCATGATTCAGCGCTCCTTATCCGTTGACCGAGGTAATCAGGTTCACCAGGTATTTATCGGTGATGCGCTGACGCAGGGTGAGGTTTTCCAGTGGTGGCACCGGCGTGTAGTCGTAATCGAGATAGAGTTTCCCGGCTTTCAGTGATTCTTTATCGTTGGCGGTTTCATCAAACCAGCAATCTGCATCGACGATGTAACCGGCGGTTTTCAGCTCGCGGAATTTGGCCTTGATGCCGTCAACAATGTCGCGGATAAGTACCGGTGTGATCGGCTTATCCACCGCCCACATATGCCCCTCGGCCATCGTGTCGGCGATCACCTGTGCAGTGCGGGTGTAGTTCTCAAACAGGAATAACGGGTCGTCAGAACAGGTGCGGTTTCCCCAGAAACGAAAACCATCCTTGCGGATAAGGGTTGTGACTCCTGCCTCATTGAGCAGGTCAGCATCGGTGCCGGAGGCCTGCAAATCCCAGAACACCGAAGCACTGATACCGGTGACACCCTGCACCCCGACGTTAGACAGGGTTTTGTGCCAGCCGATGGTCTGGTCAATAAAGGCACGCAAACCGAGTGCACGCGCCGTGGCATACGCCGGAGCACTGGCATTCGTCTCCGTATCCCAGGCGATAAAGTCCGGCCAGATAACCATCAGCTCACGCTGGCTGAAATTGTCGCGGTACTTGATGGCGTCAGAAATCGTTTTGCAGTTCCACGCACTGACATAGCCAAAGGCGCGCAGGCTGACGCACACCGATGCCAGCGCAACCGCCACTTCCTGCGAATCCAGCCCCGGCACGCCGAGAATGCGCGGTTTCACACCGGTGACGGCTGAAGCGGTCAGCAGTGCTTTAATGCCGGTGTATTTACCGTTCACATCGGTGCCACCAATGATATTGCTGATGGTCTGCGCGCGGGCGGCGTCCTCATCTTCATCGTCGCCTTCTTCGACGCGCACCACGATGGTCACCGGTTTGCACTGGTCGGCAATCGCCTGCAAAGACGCGGCCAGCGTGCCTTTGGTGCCAGCTTTGCCGATAGCCGTCTGCACATTAGTAATTAACACCGGCTCATTAAGGGGAAAGGTCTGCGCGTCGGCATCGCTGGCGGTACACACCATACCGATGACCGCCGTCGAGACCGTGGAAATAACACGCGTGCCGTCGTTAATTTCAATAACCTGCACGCCGTGGTGGTAATCACTCATCCGGCTCACTCCGTAGTTTTCAGAAGTGTCTATTTTCAGGTGTTGTGCGATGTGAGAGCTAACGATGGGTGCTGGCTGGGGTCAGGCACAACAAGGACAAACCAGAGTTAACTCACTGGTTTGTCAGGTGATGAGATTGATCGGCGAGAGCGATCAATTGACGAGAATTGATCGTTTATATCCATTATCTATAAAGGCGTATTGCCGTTATCGTTTCCGGCATTAAGGGAGATGACGCGATGGAATATGTTTTATGGGGCGTGGTGGCATTGGTCGGCTGGTTGTTATTTGGCTACTTTTGGTGCCTGTGGTTTGTGGATGATGAAGAAGATGATTATCAGGAATGTCCGTATGACTAGCCCGCTTTGCGCGGGCTTTTTTGTGCCTGTTACTTTGTGTCTGGCGTGACCGGCCATTCAATATCAGGCGCAAGCGTGGTGTCCACACGACTGACCATCACCCGGAAGCGTTTCCACTCGGTCAGCAGTTCGGTTTCTTCCCCGGTTGCGATACCCACATCAACCGCGTCCTGAAGTGGCGCGATCGCTTTGGTGGCCTGAATCAGCAGTTCGTTTTGGGTGATGCCCGCCAGTTCCTGCGGGGGTAACGTAAACGCGGTAATTTTCCCGTCTTTGAAAACATAGGGCTTGCTCCCGATATCAGCCTGGTAGTAAGCCGCGTTAATTTCGTAAACGCTCAGGCCTTCATGAAGCGTCAGGAAATTGGGATTCAGCGCACCGGTAGTGATAAAACCATCTGGTGCAACCGCGATAAATGCCGTTTTACCTGTCCAGGTTTTATCACGCAGTGTGTACCAGTCTCGCCCCTTGTCATCTTCAAAATAGATAAAGGGTAAGGCCATGCCTTTCTCAATCACCCGCTTTGAAATACGGATATTTTTAAACTGGATCATTACGCAATACTCCCGACCTGCCGCCAGCTGCCGCTATAAGTACGCACTACAAGAGCGCGATAATATTTACCCATGTTTCGGCAATCCCCCAGGTCACTACGCATGGATAGTCCAGTCATAAAGCACCCATCCGGGGTTTCCCAGACCTGTTCCTGACCGTGACCGGGATTTGACATCGCCTGCCCACCTCGCGCCACGTCCATGATGTAGCGACCATCGGACTGATTGACCACATCATTGACACGTCCATTGACCCAGTTTTGCACTTCACCTACACGCCCGTTGACCCAGTCCTGAAAAGCGACACTTCTGCCACCCGCCTGGTTGAAATAAGAAATCCCACCTGATGCGAAATCAAACATCCATCGTGCCCACTGACCATTATCCCCAATAGCCGTAATAACCGGGCAGCCGAACCCATTGCCAGCCGGAATGTATTGACCAAACGAGGTAAAGGTAGGGAAACCGGTATTTTTTTGCACTCCTCCCGTCATCATCGGGCACCACGTATCACCATCGCCGACATTTAAATACGAGGCATTAAAGGGTGAGTGGGTCTGGTTGCCATATTCCGTATTCCAGGCACCCGCAGCAGCCAGTCCGATATACTTCCCCTGGTTATTAAGGATTGCTCTGCCGCTTCTGCTTTGCAGCAGTAACTGATTATCGGCATCGTTGTAGAGTCTGACGTTAAAATCATCGGAGTCGTTTCTCAGGTGGAAGTCGACAATCGCATTACCCCCTGTCAGCTCAATTGCCGGCGTCTGCAATCCGGCATTAGCCAGAAAATATCTGTCGAGTACAAATTTGCTGCTGTTCCACCAACCAATATTGGCATTGTCAGCACGAATAAACGTGCGCCCGTCACCATTTGCCAGGAAGCCGGTGTCACTGTCGCCGATGTTAATCGCGCGCGTAGCGGTGAAGTCGCCATTAGCACTGAACCGGAAACTGGCATCCCCCACCAACATTTGAACCTGATTAGCGCCAATGGAGAATGTGCCTCCGTTGACGAGCACGCGCCCGGGAGTGACATCCGCGCTTGAGGTCTGAGCGTCACACAATGCGGCGGATTTCAGCCCGAGGTTTTCCCGCGCCTGTTCCTTGTTTTCCACATCAGAAAGGTTTTTGTCTTTCTGCAGGGCGTTAACAATACGCGCGTCGTCACCCGCCGCCACCGTTCCCGCCGTGGTGCCGGTATCCATCACCGCCGTACCTTTCAGCCCGAGATGCTGGCGAGCCTGACCAGCATCAGGTAAATCCGACAGGTTGTTTTCTTTGAGCAGGCGGCTGTCGGCATTTTTGTTCGCCTTATCGCCCATATCAAATGCGGCTTTCACCGCTTTCGGCGTGGCGGCCAGCATCTCGCTGTCACTGTCGGTCGCGCTGCTCAGTTGGGTAAAACCCTTAGCTTCCAGCGTGGCATCAGGATGTCGGCGCGAGCGTTCATGTTCAGCGAGTTGATTATCAACGTAGTCCTGGGTCGCCATCACCGTGGTGGTGTCGATGGTCAGATCAACCGACTCAATGGCACTGACCATAATCACCATACGCACGGTTTGCGCGCGGCCTGACCCCTCGGCCAGTTTCGGCTTGTAGCTCTCGGCCATATTGGCGACAGCGATAAGAGTGCCGTCAGCATCAAACAAACCCATTTCCCGCATCCAGAATCCGCCCCGTTCCGGCGGAATAACCAGCTCGGCCACCACGTAATTATCGTGATTGACATCGATGCTGATTTTATTCAGCTCTGCACGCCATTTTTCACGGATGAGGGTTGTCTGGCTGACATCCGGCTCCGGTAGCGTGCCGCCCCCGTCACCGACAGCCATGTGCGTGAGGGAAATCAGTGTGCCACCTGCGGAGGCAGCAGCCAGTTTTGCCGCCCCGGCGGTGGTAAGCAGTGTTTTATATTTCACGGTCATAATTGCCTCTTTTATCCGGGGTACACGGTAATAATGTCGCCGTCATAGCTCAGGCCACCGACGTAAAATTCGCCCCTGACATCCTGGGTAATATTCAGGCCAGTCAGGTGACGGCTGGCGGCTTTCGCATCAGCAATCAGGCGCTCCATTTCGAGGTACATTTCCTCGGTAATGCCGCTTTCCAGCACGCCAATATCAAGACGAAACGTGCCAGGCTCATCGTTGCTCTGCCACCACACGGTGACATTAATCAGATAGCCGAGCGGCTCCACCACACGGCGGATAGCGCCGATGGTGCCTTAAATGATGGGTGTCATCCCCAACAATACCGGTGGTTTCGGTGACGTAGTGGAGGCCGCACAGGTGTTTGTGCGTAACGAGCTGACGCCGTTGCAGGAGCGGATTAAAGAGGTAAACGAATGGATTGGTGCCGAGGTGATCCGCTTTAAACCTTACGAGCTGACACCCGCCGAATATCTTCCGATTGCAGCCGCTGATATAGCGGCTTTTTTACACCCTCGCCTCACGCCCTCAGACGCGCTACACGGTACGTACACCGCCAACCACACCCAAGCGAAACGGCACACCCTAAAACGCCATCACGATGTGCTCAGGCGCAAATTAAATAAAATAAATACCACGCCAGCGCGCAATGCTATCCCCGCCACGCCTGCCCGCTTCATGGGTCGATTTTAATGCAGTTGCGTTTCGTAAATTTCCCCTTTCAGCTCAGGTGAGGATTAAAGATTACTCCAACAATAAAAACATGCAGATTGATGCAAGCAAATGCGTTTGTGAAATTAGTATAAAAAACTTTTGAAACGTAATTTCCATAACAACACTCACAAATCTCGCTGAAGAAATGCCCTCAACAACCGACGAAAATCTGCACATTGCTCAGATTTCAAACTTTCAAGGTATTGGTAAACCATTATTTCATCCCAACCATTACCACGTGTCTTCACTACTCCTTTGTATACTTGTTTATCAAGTCCCTTTACCCCAGCGGTTTCTATTCTAGGGATAGTTTCATCAATGAGATAAGCTTGATAAAAATCTTTTTCCACGCTCTGAAATGGTATGCAAAAGATATTGTCCCCTCTAGCATGACGCAGTTCCGACTGGTCTCCATCTAATACTGAGATGACATGCTGTCGGGTGGTTAAAAAGTGCTCATCATTATTTCGGCGCATAAGGTCTATAACATTTGTGCCGCCACCAACATAAATGATTTTATACGAATAAAAATATTCATTACTTGCTGAGTCTATAATGTATTCCAAGAAACCCTGTAATGTTTCATCTTCCGTCAGGATATATTTATCCCATCCTTTGAAACCAAACAACGTACTTTTAATATAATTATAAGAACGATTCGTGATTGATGTCTCTGTATCGCCCTCACACATATAGTAAAGCTCATCCTCTTTTAATGTCTGCATTAACGCTAGGGAGTGGGTAGTGAATACAATATTCACATTATGCCGAGTGCAGAAATCCCTTAAAATCGCAACCAAATGAACTTGAGCTGATGAATCTAGGGATATGTCAATTTCGTCAATAACAATGAACCTACGCTTAAGCTCAATCATCCTAAATAAGTTTAAAATGAAATATTCACCTGAGCTAAAGTAATCTTCTCTAATGTATTTACCATTATCATTTAATCTAAAATAATAATTTTCGGACTTAACCGAGAAAGATTTTAGATTGTTATAATTTTTTGTTTGATATACAAAATTTAGTATTTTGATAAGATCTGTCGGTACTTCGTAAGTTTCGAATGCAATACTTTTTCTTAGATCTGTATCTATTTTACTCAGAGTAGGGAAATTATTAAATCTCATTCCATGTGGAATAGGTAACTCGACAAATAAATTAGACTTTATTGTTTCAGGTACAATTTGCTTTGTATCTATTACTTTCAGATTACTATCATACTTATAAGTAACCACCTCTCCGTCAATTAAATACTCAATCGTACTGCTATCATTAAAAATATAACGAGAAGACGTCTTTAAAAAAGTATCAGCCGAATGTAGATTTTTTATAGCTTTTATTAAAGTAGTTTTACCTGCACCATTTTTACCAACAATGCAAGTAAGTTTATTTTCAGACAGATCTATTGAAAAACGCATTTTTTCGATATGCTGTATGTTTAATATATCGATTGAGATCTTCATTTATTTAATTCGCATTATTATGAAAAAACATATCTATAATAGCATTGCCATATTTTTTTCTTAACTTATCTAGATAGGCTTTATCTATTGTGTTTATGTGATTTAATAAACCAGAAATTACACCGACGCCTTTATCCTGAATCTCTTGATTATTTAAACCCTCAGTTTTTATCTTAGAATCATTAGTAACTGCGTCGATAAACTTGTTTTTATCATTTATAAAGAAATGAATTAAATGCTCCAGCCGTTTTTTAACGTTAATATCAACAGAAATTTTCCCAGAAGGAAGAATTACCATACCAAGTAACTTTATTTTATTTCCTTTTTTTATCAACTTGGTCTTTTGTGAGTTTAATTGAAAACGCCCACCCCCTATTTCACTCAAGAATCTAGCAACAAAGGCTGGAACATCGTTGAATCCATTTTCACTTTCTGATGAAATTATTATATCATCAGAATACCTTGAATATATAAATTCATTTTCCTTACAATAAGCTTGCAAAACATTATCAAACTCATACAAACACGCGTTACTAAATGATGGTGATGTTGAGAAACCTATAGGGAGTGTATCCTTAACAATGATAAAATCTAAAATCACATTAAAATAGTCACTCACATCCAAAATTGGAATGTTATTGATATTTTTAATTAATATATCTTTTGCAAATTCGCGCGTAACAGATGGAAAGAAATTTTTAATATCTGTATTGAAAAATATCTTGCTATTCGCATGACATGTTACCGAGTCATACGTACTGCTTCCTTTTCTGTATGAAAAAACAACATCTTTATTTATATTTAGATAGGAGAAAATAAATTCATTAATGAATTTGTGATACTCCTTAAGTTTTGCAGTAGGCTCAAGAACATCTCTTCCTGCATAAACACTCTCTTTAATTTGCTCGATAGGTTTGAAAGAAAGAAAGTTTTGAAATGAATCCTTCTCAAAGAAGGCAATGTTGAAAGCTTTTTCAAGAGTCAGGGGTTTCATTGTCTTGTTCTAATTTTAAGAAAAGAATGAATAATCACGGGCACGGGGGTGAGATGTAAATGTCCAGCTACTGAGCCTAAATTTACTTCCTGTACATACCTTCTTCTCAAGGTTGAAGAAGGTAGTACAAGAGTAACACTACATAAAGGCTTGTAGAGGCCGACAATAGTGACTGGAGATACTCCTAGTCGTCGACATGCAACGATAGTAGATCAGCCTTTTAAAAGTTTCAACCCTTTAGTGGAGAACATGATACTTACAATCACTTTCTGAAATTATCCTACCTCTCAGTCTCTTGATGGATGTTGCCTGTGCTTTTTTATTGGAATGAGAATAGCTACTAACTTGGATAAAAATGATGGTGTAAAGGTTATTCTTGTTTCTGGAAGCCCCACCGATTAAATCTCTAACCCTATTATTTCCTTGATTTTTTTCTTAGCAAATGCTTCTGCAAGCTGTCTCGAGAGACTTACTAATGTACTCACTCCCTCATCTCTGAAGTTTGTTTTGATTGTTTCCCATACATCTTTTTGTCGCAAATCGGCTATAAAATTATGTCCCGCAGCAGTGAGCCGTAGAGGTGTTTCAATCCAAATATAATCGTATCCATCCGAGTAAGTTTTAAGCACATGGCCAAATCCTGACTGACCATCGACACGCTGGATTAAACCATTATCAGAAAGCAACCTCATATGAAAAATAAATTCTTGTTAATCAAGAGAATACCCTTTATCAACAAGTTCATTTAACATGGTATCTGGTCCTTATGTAAGCTCAAAAGTTAGCAACAAATCTCTTAAATATTGATGGTCTATTTTCATATTTTATCCATGGTTTAGCACAGGTAATTCATTTGGAAGCGTCTATCTTTTGACAACCGTCTATTGATGTAAACAATAACGCTACTCATCACATGTCGAGAAGAGGATATGAGATTACATTGTTAACAAACACAATTGTAGCTCCACGGGTTAACGACTCAATCTCCCACCTCTCAGGTTTGATTCCCTGCAATGAAAGCTCAAATCGAATTTGTGGATACTGTCAAAGCATCCTTGAGTGTCGCTTTAACGTAGGCATCACTCCTGTTAATTTCACCACTTTCTAGAAGATCTAGCACCATTGCGGCGCACTCAGATGGTGTTGGAGTTATTTCTACATTGGTGCTTAAACCTCCCAACCCACGGTTATTGACAGGACTCCGAGTCGCGGCAGAGCCGCTCTTTAAGGTCAAAAGATTAAGGTCAACGTCAACGGCTTTAGCAACGATGCGCCATTGAGTTGTACGCGTGACATGAACATTGTCAGAGCCAAGATGCGGGGCGAAGATGCCCACAACCTTCTGCACCTCCTCGTCATACGCATTAAGCTCGTCAGCCACCTTACGGGCGACACGGACGGTTTGTGCGTCACGTGGGACGTTTGCCCCACCCTGTGCGGCAATGTACAAATCAAAATCACCGCCGTCGGCTGCGGCTCTGACATCTTCGACTCGCTCATCAAGCTCACTGGCGATGCTCACGCCACGCGGTAATTTACGCAGCTCGCGATAAACGCCCATTGTCGGCACACCAATCGGTTTAAATTGAGGGATACGCCATGTGGACGCCCAGGCATTAACTGCTGCTGCGGTGTCTTTTAACGGCTTGCCGGTGTCTTTATCCAGTTCGCCATCCAGCGCGTAACCGTCGATATTCTTCGCGATGTATTTTGCGATATAACCCGCCGCCCCACCTTTGTTGAGGTGCTTACACTCAAAGCGATTTTTGGCCGCGCCGCGCTCATCGCCATCTTCTTTTAAAGAGTAACGACTCATGATCCTGATAACCTGCTGACGCTGGTCAGGCTGGCAGAAAAGCATCATGTGCCAGTGCGGTGTGCCGTCATGGTGAGGCTCGACGACCCGCATGCCATACACATTAAGGCCATTGTCTTTGAATGCGGTGCGCATCTTGCTCCAGATGCCACACAGATAGCGCTGCCCCTCTTTCGGGCTGTAGGCTTCATCATTCCATTTATGGTTAAGCTGGACGGTTTTATCCGCACCAGTGACGCGTGTAGGGTGATATTTGGAAGGAGTAGTGATGGTAATAAACATTCCTACATCACCTTTGCTGGAGGCGTATCGCTCAATCCCCGCAATGGTGTTCATTAATTCCATGCGGCGGATTTCAGGGTTTAAGCACCTTATCAAACAGGTCGAACCGCTCGCCGGTTTCCACGTTCTACAGTTCGCGGCTTTTCAGATATTCCAGATTAGCCAGGCGACGCGCATGTACATCACGAATGGCTTGTTTACTGGCGTAAGGTGAACCTTTCTTACTGACCTCATCACTCTGCAGCGAATACTCGGACATACCAGGATTGAGCAGACGATGGTGTATGCGCATTTTGCTCCTGAGTTCCTACAGGATGCCATTGCACTGAATCCGCTTAGGGGAAATTTGCGTCCACAATGAGTCCACACTTGGGTGGATTTAGGTGGTTAATGATGGGCTCCTAAGCCGCATTAAACCGTTGTAGGTCGGCACTTTCAGGTGCCAGAAGCAAAGAAAAAGGCCGCATAAGCGGCCTTTTTGGTTTATTCAGGTTACTCGTCTTTTGGCGACGCGTTTTCAACCCTACTCTTCAACTTCTGACCA